TGCGTCTCCAGTTCGAAGGTGAATCCGTTCCCCATTGAGGAGAACTTCTCCAACGAGATAACCGAATCGTTAGGCATTTTGGCCTGACGGGATCGGCAGGCATCCATAGCGGATGCCCACTCGTACGGCAAAAGGGACCATACAAGCTCCCTTGAAACGGTATCGCTCGCCGCTCTCAGATCGAGAGTGGCCAGTCCCAGATCCCAGGCTCGACTAGCCCAGTGCTGGTTGACTGACTGGTTATTGAGATCGATACCGACCGAAAGAAGTCTCCTTCTCAAGAAGTTACCGAAGCCCTTCTGGATAAACGAGTTACCCCTAGGTTCTACGGCAATAACGCGATCGGTCTTCGCGTTCTTTGGTACTGTTGTAATCCTACACTGATCCTCGAACTGGAACACCTCGCGGTGCAACAGTCGATAAGGACCAGACGGCATGACGCCGAGGATCACTTCCGACCAATGAAGGTCAGACTCGATAGCGTTCGACAATAAAGCCGAACACGAACGAGAAACAGTAATGGGCAGTTCGCACAACTTTGTGTCGATAAATGCTCGTTTTCGAGGAATCTCGAGCGTAGCACCAGGTCCCCACCCATAGAGGTCAGCGACTTTGAGAATCGAGAAAGGCCCGAGTAGACGTGCTATTTTCCTCTGAGCCCCGTGAAGAACGGAACTCAGACGCGGTTTGAAACCGCACGCACGATGTACACGAAGCCTTTCATTCGTTTCTCGACACTGAGCTTCGGACGTTGTGAATTTCCGAAGTGCCTCTTCTTCCAAGTTGACGCCTGTTTTGAGCCCTTTATATTTCGAAAGGTAACTCACGACAGCATAGTCAGCAAAGAATGAAGAAGGGTCTCTATAGTCTCCCGGACGAATGTCCATGGTGGAAAGCTCGGTATGAGAAAACTTGTACCGGAGCCAAGCACCAAGAGAGACGGGCGTGTCCACAGTCTTGCAAAGAGCGAAGAAAACTTCGCTAACCAGAGAATCATCTGCTTGCATGAGGTTTTCCTATCAGCTGATCGGCCCCTAAGAGTTATCCTAGGGGCTGGAGGTTTCGACACGAAACCGACGGAGGCTACCGATGATCAGAAGACGCCTTGCAGCGTTTCGATCATGGCGGTGACCTGCGTCTCAGCAGCCAGGAAGTCCACATACTTGCGAAGATCCTTCCGGTCTTGCAAGATGGAACGATCGGGCAAGATGAACTCGATGTTACAGCGACAGATGTAAGCCACCGTTGCCGGTGGCGTCAAGCCTGCGCTGTTGTTCGAGAGCGTCTCGCCCTTCGGCGTGTGGATGCCGATCTTGACACGGTTCATCCGCGTTCCGGCATTGCTGCCGGGCGACGGATTGGAGGCCCTGATCAGCTGCAAGCTGATCCGGTTGTAGAGGATGGACGAGGTACCAGTTTGGTCCTCAAACCACCATACGCCTTTCGTGTCGGGGCCCAGGGGGACGAACGTGTGAGCCACAGGGGTCGCCTGTGCGTCGTTCAGGACGATGTTTGCAACGGCCGACATGGGTCGGTTCCTTTTCAGAAATGATGAGGAGAGTCCGCTCGCAAGAGCAGATACGGAAAGAACTTCGTGCCTAACGACCCCTCGAGAGGAGTTGCGAGACAAGAGCCGCGGCGTTCATAAGCCGCCCGGACCCCAGATCCATACGGAACTGCGGAGGACGCGGACGTGGAGAAGAAGACAGAACTGTCCTCTTCTTCCAGACGTGTCCTCGCGTTGATCTCTTCGAGTAGTACTGGTCAAAGCCACTAGCACGGTAAGCCCCGTTGATCTGCGCGACTGCGCTGATCATCTGGGTTTCAGTGTAGTAGCCTTGAACAAAACTGACGTCGTTGAGAAGAGCAGTTTCGAGGGTCCTCAGATACCCACCCACGTCGTGAAACCAGTCGTACACAAAGGAGAAGGGTAACAACTCCCATGCGATACTAACTGGGTTCACAGAGGTGAAATTGGATATCAATTGGTGAGTCCGGAAACCAAAGTCATACTGGCACCGAATACGGCAGCGGTTGCTGCATTTGTAGTCGACTAGAGCAGGGATGGTGAAGTTACCGTTCGCGTCGACGAGTTCGAATCGCTTCGTAAAAGACTCCTTGCCGATGCCTTCCACCTTCATGAGGGGGGGACATTGACGAGAGAGCTCCACGACAGCGCCGAAAACGTCTTCAGCGAGCG